GGCGGCCCGCTGAACCAGTTCAGCACCATCGGCTACAAGTTCGAGACCAACGGCGCCACGATGCTGTACCCCGAGCGCATGCTGCGCGTGATGGCGGTGTCCAGCTACAGCGCCACCGATACGGCCAACTGACGACCCATGAGGGGCAGGGAAAGCCCTGCCCCTCTCATACTGTAAGGAGGACAACATGGCAGATAATAACGTGAATATGCAGAACCCTGACGGCGTGCAGGTCGATCCTGCCGCTTCCACCACCCAGCCAGAGGAGAAGAAAACCAGAAAGAAAGCCGCGCCTGTGGAGGAGGAGCGGGTGGAGGTATATATCCCCCGCGGACAGTCCAACGACGACCCCAACTTCTTTGTCAGCGTGAACGGCACCAATTACCTGCTGCCCAAGGGCAAGAAAAGCATGGTGCCCCCGTGTGTGGCGGCGGAGATTCGCCGGGCCTTTGAGGCACAGGAGATGCTGGAGCAGAAGAAGGAAGAACTGCTGGAGGCTGCAAAACAGCCCCAGTAACAACAGGACACAAGGAAGGGGAGCGGCGGCTCCCCTTTTTTCAAAGGAGGATATGACGATGACCATCAATGAAGCGGTGGAGCTGGTTGACCGCATGAAGCCCAACCAGTACGACAACGAGACAAAGGTGCGGTGGCTCAGTAAGCTGGACGGGATGATCTTCTGGGAGGTCATCGCCACCCACGAGGGCAGCACGCTGACGCAGTTCGACGGCTACGGGGAGGCCGACCCGGACACGGTGCTGCTGGTGCCGTATCCCTACGACGAGGATATCTACAACTATTTCCTGCAGTCCCAGATCGACAAGGAGAACGGGGAAATGGCCAAGTATAACCAGAGCGTGGTGCTGTACAACAATGCCTATCAGACGTTCTGGAACTGGTACAACCGGACGCATGTGCCGCTGCCTGCGGAAGCGGCCTTCCGGTTTTGAGAGGAGGGGCGCAGTATGCCGTATTTTCCCACCGTGGAGGAGACCAAGACCGCGCAGCAGGTGACGGACGTGTTCCGGGGCTATCACCATGACCTGCGGATCGGGGACGGGGAATTCTACGAGATGCAGAATCTGACCTCCGACTACTACCCCATGCTGGCCAGCCGGAACCGGCGGGGCGTTCTGGACGCCACGCTGACCGCGCCGGGCGGCATGTTGGCAAAGGAGACGCTGGCCTATGTGGACAACGGGAAGCTCTACTACAACGGCTATGAGATCGTGGGCCTGCGGCTGACGGCGGGCGAAAAGCAGCTGGTGAGCATGGGTGCGTATCTGCTGATCTGGCCGGACAAGAAGTATCTCAACACCAAGGATATGAGCGACTTCGGCGACATGGAAAACACGGTGGCTGTTTCCTGCGCGGAATCCAATGTCCGGTATGATATCTGCGACGCGAACGGCGCCGTGATACAGGACATTGCTACCACGCAGCCGGAAGAGCCGGAGGGCGGCCAGTATTGGCTCGATACCACGCCCCATTCTTTGCGGAGATATAGCGTTTCCTCCGCGACATGGGCCACGGTTCCCACGGTATATGTCCGCATACAGGCGACAGGTATCGGCATGGGGTTCAAGCAGTATGACGGCGTGAAGCTTTCCGGGATTGCCTATCCCGGCGAGAGCGCGGCTGTAAAGGAGCAGTATGACGCGCTCAACAGCACAAAGGCCATCTATGCCGTTGATCCGGAGAACAACTACATCGTGGTGGTGGGCCTTGTTGACGTGGCGGTGACGCAGACCACAGGCACTGTGACGGTCTCACGCAGCGTACCGGATATGGACTATGTGTGTGAGAGCCAGAACCGGGTGTGGGGCTGCAAGTACGGCATGGTGGACGGCAAGGCCGTGAATGAGCTGTACTGCTGCGCACTGGGCGATTTCAAGAACTGGAACCGATTTCTGGGCATCGCCACCGACGCGTGGGCCGCATCCGTGGGTTCGGACGGCGCGTGGACAGGTGCGGCCAACTATCTGGGCTACCCCACGTTCTTCAAAGAGAATGTGATCCACCGGATCGCTATCAGCTCTGCGGGCGCCCATCAGGTGACAGAAACGGTGGGACGCGGCGTACAGAACGGCAGCGGCAAAAGCCTGTGCGTGGTGAACGAGGTGCTGTATTACAAGGCCCGTGAGGGCGTATGCGCCTATGACGGGAGCTTCCCCTCCGCTGTGGGAGAGGCGCTGGGAGATGTGCGCTATCACAATGCCGTGGGCGGCGGGTGCGGCGGAAAATACTACCTGTCCATGCAGGACGGGGCCAACGCGTGGCATCTGTTCTGCTACGACACGGCAAAGGGCCTGTGGCACAGAGAGGACGATCTGCATGCGCTGTGCTTTACCCAGATGGACGGGGAGCTGTACGCCATCGACGCGGAGACAAAGCAGCTGCTTGCCCTGCATGGCAGTCAGGGTACGCCGGAGACGGCGGTGAAGTGGGCGGCGGAGACGGGCCTGATCGGCTATACCACAGTGGAGCAGAAGTATGTGAGCCGGTTCAACCTGCGGATGCTGCTGCCGCGAGGGTCAAGGGCGGATATGTATATCCAGTACGATTCGGACGGCGTGTGGCATCACTGCGGCCACATGGAGGGCGTGGGCACAAAGAGCTTTCTGCTGCCAGTGCGGCCCCGGCGCTGCGACCACTTCCGGCTGAGGATAGAGGGCGAGGGCGAGGTTCGGGTATACTCATTTGCAAAGATACTGGAAACGGGGAGTGACGCATAATGGTGAATCTGTCCACACCGCCCATGGTGGCGGGGAAGTCCGCCGAGGAGCTGGTTTCTGTGCGGCGCTACCTGTTCAGGCTTGTGGAGGAGTTAAACATGAGCCTGAACAGCCTGACAGTGGAGAATTTTACCCCCGCTGCCGCCAAGGAATTGGGCGGGGGTTCCCTCACAGAGCAGGCGAAGCAGGAGATCAGCCAGACGCAGGACGAGCTGAAAAGCCTGATTATCAAGAACGCCAAGTTCGTGCGCCAAGAGATCGACAGGATCACCCACGAACTTGAGAGCAACTATGTGGCCGTCAGCGACTTCGGAACCTTCCAGCAGAATGTACAAGCGGAGATCACAGAGACGGCAGAAGCGCTCCAAAGAGACATAACGGCCACCAGTGAGATCGTTGACCACTACATTTCCACGACAAACGGCTATATCCGGCAGGGTATTGTGGGGTATGACGGCCTTACGCCCCTGATCGGTATTGCCATCGGGCAGGACATTACGGTGACGGGACTGAAAGAGACCGTCAACGGTGTGGAATATGACATCATCGACAAGTCGCACAACATGTCCATCTGGACGACGCAGAAGCTGTCTTTCTACGTCAACGGCAACGAGGTGGCCTACTTCGCCAACAATGCGCTGACGGCAAGCAGAATGTCGGCCGGAAGTCTGGAGGTGGCGGGGAACTGGGCTATTGACGGAAGTAACGGCCTTGCATTTAAGTGGATCGGAGGTGGGACGTAATGGCGTCAACAGTTTGGGGGACTGAGCCTCCCATCACCATCAGCGTATCGGATGATATTTCCAGATTATCGTCTGACAGCGAATACTACTCAGGGACTGTGACGGTTTCCGGCTCCTTTGGACAGGCTCCCGACCACACATGGACATATGAATACTGGATCGAAGTAACGGTAAACGGTACGACGAAGCTGCTGAAGAACAACACCACAGGCTCTATCCGATGGTCGAACTCGATATCTTTCCCGATATCCGGGGCGACAACGGCAAGCAGCATTTATCTTTCCATCAATGTACATCCGCAAGGCGGCAGCAGAGGCGACCTGGATATGTCCTACCGGACGAGCATCGGCACATATGTCCCGCCTGCTACAGAGCCTGCGTCTGTCCCCACGCTTTCGGCGGCGTCCACCAAGCTGGGCACGGGCGTTATCATCTACACCAACAGGAAGAATACGAGCTACAGGCATACGCTTACCTATGCGTGTAACGGCGAGACGGGAACGATTGCAACAAATGTGACCTCGAACTATACATGGACGCCGCCGACAAGTCTTATTGATAAGGTCACATCGGCGGGCACACCGTGCGCGATCACCTGCACGACCTATTATAACGGCAATGAAAGAGGAGCAAATATCGTCTCGCTGATCCTGTACCCGCCAGACGATGCGCTGCCTGAGGTATCAAGCGGCTGGTACACGGTGGCGCGGGAGAATGTGCCTGCTGCTGTGGGCATCGAGGACTGGATAAAGGGCTTTTCCAAGGCCGTTGTCACATTTGACGCGTCCAAGGTATCTCCGAAATACGGATCTTCGGTAAGCGGGTTTTCTGTGACCTACGGCGGCTTTACAACGGCGGCGGTGGATAATGCGGCCAAGACGGGAATCCTCTCCGCTACGTCTGCCGTTATCATTGTGAGAGTAACAGACAGCAGAGGGTTCAGCACGACCGAAAACCACACGATCACTTTGCTGGACTACGCGCCGCCCACGATCACGGACATTTCCGTTTTCCGCAGCGACAGCCAGATGCAGCCCAAAAATGACGGCAGATACCTGTGCGCAAAAGGCACGATCAACTACACGGGGCTTAATGGCAAGAACAGCGCGGAGCTGAAAGGCGCATATAAGCAGTCCGGTGCTTCCTCCTATGGCGCGGACGTTTCCATGCAGGGCGGCATACCGAAACTGGTCAACAGCACGGAGGTAAACGATGATAAGAGCTACATCGTCAGGCTGAAGGTAACGGACGCCCTTGGTACGGAGACGGTATACGAGCAGATGGTTCCCACCAAATCCGTGGCTTTCCACCTGAAAGCGGGAGGAACGGGCGCTGCTTTCGGGCAGATTGCTGAGTATGATGATGTGCTGGCAGTGTGGTGGGATATCCACGCGAACGGAAATGTGCAGATACGCGGCAATGTTTCGGCGGGCAACCTGAAAGATGTTGTGATCGAGCAGGGCGAAAGCGGCAGCTGGACATACCGCAAGTGGGCAAGCGGGATCTCGGAAGCATGGTGGCACTCCGGCAGTTTAGGGGCTGTTTCTCTGGAAGAGGTGGAGGACGGCGTGTTCAGTGCGGACAATATCAAAGACGCTTCTGTGGATCTGCCGGATGGCGTTTTTGCCGCTGCGCCGGTCTGCTGTACCGCCAATGCCCTGACCAACACTTACGCGAACGCGCAGGCATGCGCTGTCACCGCTGCCGCCGTGAACTACCGTGTGTGGCAAAGCTACGGCGGCAGCGTGATAATCAACGATGTTCACATCCATTGCATCGGCAAATGGAAAAATTCCGAAGAAGGAGAATGATGACCAATGGCGACATATAACAAGCTTTCCATCGGCTCCAGCGGCGAGGAGGTGCGCAAGCTCCAGAACGCGCTGATGAGCGCGGGCTATGACGTGGGCAGCAGCGGCGCGGACGGCAAGTTCGGCCCGTCCACCAGCGCCGCCGTGAAGAAATATCAGAAGGACATGGGGCTTTCCGTTGACGGTGTTGCCGGGAAAAACACGCAGGGGGCGCTGTATGGGAACAGCGGCAATACCACCGGGAAAAGTACGGTGCCCAGCAGCACAGGCACGGTGCGGCCGACAACGCGCACCACCACGTCCAAAACCCCGACGCTTACCTATGACGCGGCGGGGGATCAGGCGTATCAGGAGGCATTGAAGGCGCTGCTGGAGGCCCAGAAGAACGCCCCCACCTACGCCAACAGCTACGAGGATCAGCTGAAAGACCTGTATGACCGGATCGTGAACCGGGACAAGTTCCGGTATGACATCAATCAGGACGAGCTATACCAGCAGTATGCCAAGCAGTACGCCGAAAAGGGCCGGATGGCCATGATGGACACCATGGGGCAGGCGGCGGCGCTGACGGGCGGCTATGCCAGCACCTACGGGCAGGCGGTGGGCCAGCAGCAGTACGACGCCTATTTGCAGCAGCTGAATGATGTGGTGCCGGAGCTGTACCAGATGGCCTATCAGCAGTATCAGGACGAGGGCGAGCGGATGCAGCAGCAGTACGGCATGCTGGGTGATCTGGCAGACGATGAGTACAGCAAGTACCGGGACGCCTACAACCAGTGGCTGACGGAACGTGACTATGCCCAGGGCAACGCGGACACCGCCTATGACCGGGGGTATAACCAGTGGCTCCAGCAGTGGAACCAGTTCAACACGGACAGAAATTACCAGCTGGAGAAGGAGAACGCCGACCGGCAGTATCAATTGCAGCTGGAGCAGTTCCGGTGGCAGCAGGAGCAGCAGGCGCAGGCGGCTGCTGCGGCAAAGAGCAGCGGCGGAGGGAGTTCCGGCGGCGGCAAGAACAGCGGGAAGCAGCAAGATGCGGAGAACTATACTTCGTCTACGGCGCTGCGGCTGGCTTCGGCGTCCAGTGCCTCGACGCAGGGACAGCTTATGGCGCTGGAGTCTATGTATGAAAATGGCAATATCACCAAAAAACAGTACAGTGATTTGGTATATGCGCTGAAAAACCCCGGTAAGTAAGGAGGACGGCCCATGGGTTGGCAGGATATTTACAAGAAGAAAATGCAGGCAGCGGGCCTTGAGAACGACATCCGCAGCACGGACGATGTGCAGGTTTTTTATAGAAAAGAACCGGAGCAGTACGGTGACTGGCGGGACAGCTTCATGAAGAAAATGGAGGATTCCGGCTTGTCCGGTGATATC